TAATGATAAACAAGTAAAATTCATAAAGTATTGATTTTGATTCACAGCGGTGAATTTAGCCCTGCCATCACAGGGCAATGCACCCATAGCTCAGTAGGCAGAGCAGCAGATTTTTAATCTGCGGGTTCTTGGTTCGATTCCAAGTGGGCGCACGATGAGTAACAAGAGTGTTTCATATCAATTGTTTTAGGTTAGTAGTAATATTTATAGTTTTAGGTTTTTAGTTATTAAACAAAACAGCCCCGATCGTGAGATTAGGGCTGTTTTGCTTAGTTGCTGAAATAGTTCTTTGGTGGTGCCGATGTCCTCTCAGGCGGTTTACACTCCATCTGGTATTCTACCTTGATATCTGGACGATAGTAGCCGCACACATCTGTTCTTTTCATGGCCTTCCTGAGTTTCAGACAGAAACCTTTCTTCATCTTGAAACCACTCTTTGAGAAAGATTTACAGGTCTCACATGAATCTTCCTCAATATATTTTCCGTCATCATCCATTAGGCAATATGAACTTTACACCATCGTCATGCCGCTGCCAGTTTTTGTCGAGCTTCAATGACTTCTGGAAAAATTCTACCAGTTCATTCATGTATGTTTCCTGGCATCTGCCAAGGTGGTAATAGATGCAGCCGTCAATGTTTCTGCAGTCCTTGGTTGTGACAGCCGGAACCATCAGCATGATTTCACCATTTACCATTCTCGGTTGTGGGTGCAGGTCTTTTATCCTGCAATCGAGTGACACGATCCTCACACCATTCGGGAGGTCCTGATACTCGAACACATATTTTCTGCTTGGGTCTAACATGGCTTAATCGTATTCTTCGTTCTCAATCGGGTCATTGCTAATCTCGTATTGCGCCCTGATGTCACGGTACTGGTCGGGCACTATGCGGTTGATGTTCTTGTCACGCATCTTCTTTCGCAGGGCAGACACACCACCGGCTTTCCACTTTGCGCTCATCTTATCCAGCACGTCGATGGTATCCCAATCAATCAGTTTGTTGCGCTTCTTGCCGACTGCCTCAAAATAGATAAGCCCCATGTTCTTCAACTTTGAAAAGATGTTGGCTATAGAGATATGAGTGATGCCAAGCTGCTTCGCCATTGCAGTGGATTTGACAAGGCAGCATCCATGTTCACGGTGATGCCTTAGAACGATTGTAAACACTTTCATTTCATTGCCAGTCAGATACTCGAACAGCACCATAGGAACTGGCATTGTACGGCCATTGAATACTGTTTCTTCCTTGATGGTCAGGACGGTCTTGTACTTGACTTGTGGAAGAATCACCTCCCCCTCGCCCTCAACAATAGGTTTTTTCATAACTTTATTCGTTTTGCTGTTAATGGATGAAACACCGTTGGCACCTTGCCAGCGGTGAAAACGAATCTGCTTTCATCAAATTATGGCGGCAAAGTTACAGATTTTTGTCTAAATTTCCAAGTTTTAATTAAAAAATAATATACCTAATGCTCATTTTGAGTAAAATTTGCGTATCTTTGCAGCCGAATTTGATGATGCGCATATTATGAGCAAGACCAAAGAACAGGTCAACAGATACTTGACACATTGTAAGTTTCCTGATGATGACTGGAAGCGGATTCTTCTATATTGTCGGAAGAATGGCCTTGGATATGCTCATAAGGCAGCACACCCTAAGTCAGAATCTACATTCGACCAGTTTGTTGAATGGTTCCGTACTGGATATGGCTCTGGTGATGTCATCAGATATGGCCACACTATCGGTATATTATCCACATGCACACCGAACTATAGCGAATTGTGTGCCTATTTCTCGTATGATGGTCAGCTTATCATTGCCGAACTGCCAATATCAACTGATAGGATCATCAAGCCAGCAGAGAATGATGCCAGGAGAATCTACGGACAATTGAGAATGGCTGGACTTGATTTTGATGAGCAATTAGGCAGGATATGTAAGAAGAAGCTGCCGCCATTGAACACCAGAATCTCATACCGGCACAACGAAATCACTGGATATGGTGTTATTGACATGCTGGATAACGATGTGGTGCATTTTCTCTTTGGCATAGAGAACAATAAAATAAAGCAAGATTTTGAAGTTCCATTGGTAGAGTTGGCTACCAGCATCATAGACAAAGACGGGTTGGCTGTTATTTCTTCTGTTCTTAATGATGCACTTCTCAGATGGAACTCTGCCAGCAATCAATTGGAAAAGCTGCATCCAAGGGCCAAGATGGGCGAAACATATTGGTACATCACAGATAAATTCTCAGTTTCAAGTGCTATTGAGAATAAGGCTCCAACCAGTGATGTCCGATATGAACATGGCAATTATTTCATCAACCATTCTGAGGCCGTCGAGTTTTTGACAAGCATCCGGCAACTACGAAAGCAAATGACAGAAAATAGGTGACGAATAATCGCCACCTATGCAAAGTCTTTATTGACCGCTTGTTCGTACCAGTAGTTGTCGGCTATCTCATCTTCGATTTCGTCAACCACTGATTCCTGGTTATTGTCCTTGTTCCATTCTCTCATCTTGTCAGCAGAGAACACGCAAATGGAATCAGCAATCTCAGCAACCTTGAATCGGTCATTCCATGTCGCTCGTATCTCTTTGAGAGGCAAATCCACATATTTGCGACACTCCTGCCACCAGTTCACGATATACCTGTCATTGATATTCTGGTTGTTTCTGAGAGCCTTTGCCATGTGGAAAGCCCAAACGTATGCAGCCACCTCAATGTCAGTCAGCTTATCCCAGCCATCATTGTCATCATCGTATGCCAGATAGATGATTTTTCTGAGATAGAGGTTGTCATCTTTCAGGGCCTTGCGCTGGTCTGTGAATGATGTCTGAGTTTCCTCCACATTCTTCACACCCATTAGACAAATTGAATATTCGCCGTCATAGAGCGGAAACTGAAATGCCTCCAGCAACTTTTGCTCGTCGATCTTGGAAGCATTTCTGATGGTGTACGGCTTTCCCTTGATGTCAATTGTCAACCCATTCTCTTTTGCTTCGATAAAGTCTTTTACGGCTGCTTGATAAAAGCGGTCATAGACTTCTGCAGCTATTGACTTTCCCCAAATGAATGGATTTTGGTCATCCTCTGGGTCTGAGTGGATAAGGTCTGTTAATGCAGATATAATATATGCCGTGAACAACTGGTATGGGTTGCGGCTAATCTCTCTTGTTCTTTCGGTAAACAGATAGATGTCTGTGTCCGAATAGCTTGGATAGTCTGTATTCATTTTCTGAGGCAGTTTATTATTTTTTGTAGGTCTGAAACATATTGTGTGGCACGTCTGATGGCTATGTACCATTTATCGCGGTCAGTTTTCTGTAGTCCACAATGCTTGACATACTCTTTCAGTTCTTCGATATGCCCCTGCATTTCGACCACCATCATGTTCACCAGTTCAGAATGAGTTTGGGCTGGAATGGCATTTTTCTCAAACACAGATTTTGGAATCCAGCTCATGCCATCATCAGGATCATCCACCAGATATCCGTCGTTGCCATGAGTCAGGTTGTTTATCTTTCCGACAATCTGTTCTGCATTTGACTGGAACATCTGTTCTGCATCCACATATTTTACGATTTTGTATCTTTTCATTTCTTTTTGTGTAATCGTTTAGTAAAATATGAACACTCCTTTTTCTTCAAATCCAACGGAGCCGTAGATAAGATGGAAAAAACGGAATCGTCAACTTCACTTATCTTGTCTGTGATGTTTCTGGCGCACCCTTGACATATTGGATGCCAGGGGTGGCCATAGCAAAGCGTGTGGTCCTCAATCATACAATCGTTTTCTGATACTTGATAAAAGCCGTTGCCTCATCTTCTTCATTGAAGAACGCTTCACGCTCAGTTAGTACATCATTCTCGCATTTTACCTTTTCCAAATGAGGCATCTGCATTGTACTCCAGTAACCAAAAAATCCTTTCCTTTGGACTACATAGCCAACTTTCTTGTTGTCTGCATACGTCGGAACGATGCGATACTTAGTTGTAAAGAAATTTTTAATTTTGTTCCACATAATCATTATTGTTTAGAAGTTAATAATGATTCTGCTTTCATCAAATTGCGTTTAATATTTCCTGTCCGTCAAAATCCTCAATTTCGTGAAGATTTACAAAAACGGGGCATTTCTCATCACCTGTCTGCCAGTTATCCGGCACTATGTTATATGGCTCAATCTCTTTCTCGATTTCATATCTCAGACAATGGTATCTGTCATAGCACCCTTTGTTGTCGCATTTATACCATCCATACCTTAGATTGCGAAAGTTCCGCTTTGAAATCCACCATCCAGTATTCGGAAGCTGTTTCTTAAAGCGTTCTGGAACTATGCCTATTTTCCAGATGTCGTTGCTATTATTGGTTGAACCATCGGTTTTTAGAATATATTTCATTCCTTTGCCACCCAGCATAACACCTGGTTTCTTTTCTGTTTGAGGTGGAAGGAAGTTATAGCACACTCCAGCAATTATTTCCCTATATGGTTGATTCTCCTTGATGTAATCGAGCCAATAGGCACAGTCACGGCATATAAACCCTTGCCAGTTCTCGTTATAGAGATTGGCCTTGATGTCACTGGTGAAACTCCAGAACATCTTTCCGCAGCAGGGGCATTTATGCCGTGTTGTTTTCATATCTCTATAGAATTAAACACTTTTCCAATCTCATTGCTTCTCAGGCCAATATATATCTTTGTGGTCTGGATGGTTGCATGTTTGAATATCTGATTGAGGATCACCAGTGATTCCTCAGTTTTCCCCATCTTGTTATACACATATCGTCCGAAAGTCTTTCGAAAAGTATGACTGCTGAAATTGCCAACTTGAATATTGTATTTCTCCTTTACCTCTTTCAGTATTTGATTGACACGTTGCCTGGTATATACCTTGTTTGTCTCTTTATTTATAAATATGTACTTGTGCGGAGTAGGTTTTTTCAGCTTTTTGTAAAGTTCTGAAAGATGCTCAGATGTGTTAGAGCCAATGGGAATAGTCTTAGTCTTACCAGTTTTCTTCTCTGTGACTGTTACCTCTCGCTTGTTAAGGACTTCTCCCCAAGTCAGTTTCAATACGTCACTGATACGCAGTGCAAGACAAAAAGATAGTATGCAATATGCACACCAAAGATACTGCCTGTCATCCTCCAGGCACTTGACTAACCGTTGATATTCATCGAACGGAAGATAGTCTGATGTAGTAATGGAACCTCGTAAACTCATATTCTTTGATTTTGATTCGGCTGCAAAGATAGTGAAAATAAATTAGATTTTGATAACATTTTGTGTAAAAGTTTGGTTAAATATTGTGAACACGAACATAAAGTGTTGAGAACGTGATATTTACACATTTCTTAAAATACTAACAAAAAGTAACGGGCAACCCAGAAAGGCCACCCGCTACCCACCGAAGAAGCAGTGTTATTATGATTGTTTCACTTGACACCAGTGTGTCCGAAACCATTTTCTCCACGCTCAGAATCATCCAGAACATCTACTTCAATCCATTCAGCTGTCTCATGCTTTGCGATGACCAGTTGAGCGATACGGTCATTAGGCTCAATGAAAAATGTGTCGTTAGAAAGATTGATGAGCAACGCACCTATTTCATTGCGGTAGTCTGCATCTACGGTGCCTGGAGCATTGAGAACTGTGATGCCATGTTTCAGTGCCAGTCCGCTACGAGGACGAACTTGTGCTTCATAACCCTCTGGCAGTTGAATCTTGATGCCAGTTGGAATCAGCTTGCGTTCCATTGGGCGAAGTTCAACAGATTCACTGATGTTTGCTCTCAGGTCCATGCCGGCACTTTGTGGAGTTTTGTACTCTGGCAATTCATTTTGTGATACGTTAATCACTTTGACTTTGATTTTTTCCATTGTTTGCTTCTTTTTGCTTGTAATACTTGAAATCTGTTTTTGAATTGGCTCTCTTTAATCACCTCATCTTTTTTCATGTTTCTGGTGGCATAGATATGGCGGTCATACCCCATTTCCTTGTCAAATTCCAGCAGAGTGAGTGAGTTTAGATCGTCGATGTCGATGATTGTGTCCTCTGGCACTTCTCTGAAATAGAATCCTTTCGAGGAAATCATCTGACCATTGCAGCAGCGCAAAAGTATCTGGTGTTTGATGCCGGTTACTTTCTCTGTCGCGCTGTATGACTGGAATATGCCTATCAGTCTCAATGCGCTGTCAAATGCCAATACCCTCAGAGGTGTTTTGAATCTTTCTGCCAACTTAGCTTGTTTCATTAGCGTTTCTTGTGTCAATTATTTCTTGTAAGACTTCGTTCGGTATTCTTGTCGCAGCAAGATTGGCTACCAGTCCGTCACTAAAGGCAACTCCGTTTTCCAATGCATCCCATATAATCTGATTGAAGTAAGCACATACATCTTGATTGGCGAATTGCAGGAATAGGATTGCGAGGTCTTTGCTTATCAGAATGTGACCGTCAGTATTCTGGAAGAATAACTCTCCTACATTCAGGTCAAGTCTTGTTATCAGTGCATTTATGAAAGGCTTGCAAACTCTACTGAATATTTTGTAATCAATAGGCTCCAGCTCATTATCTTCATAATATTTCGTGGAGTCGAACACCGTTTGTCCGTTTAGAAGATTGCCGAACTTCAATGTTGGGAAGTCGGCAATCTCTGTTTTTTCACACTCCACTTGCTTTACTAATGGCGTGATTTTGTAGTCCATCAATCCTCAGTTTCTTCTTTGTCTTTCCTGGCGTATTAAAACACGTCCATGATTTTAGTCTCTTCAATCTTAACTATCTCATAGTCAATCATTGTACCGCCCATCACATCAACGACTGACTTCTTAGCCTGTTCAAATGATCCGGCCTGGAACAGATAGGTAACTTTGTCTCGCTTCTCCTTTTCTGTCTTTTCATTGATGGTGATAAAATCGAGCTTAACCTTGTACCAACGGTCGGCGCTTGAATCTTCATCGTTGAAGAACACCTCTTTGTACTGAGCGATTTTGATTGCAGTGATGTCGAACTCTCCAGATATGTATGCGCTCATTTCTTCAATGTAACGCGATTCTGCCTCTGTGAATGAAAGTGCATCTACTACATTAGTCTCTTTGGTCTTTTTCTGTAAGCCATCTTCACCAATTTTTTCGTACTGACAAGTACATTCAAACCATTTTGCTGTTCTACTTCTCATAATTTAATGTTTTAGTGAATAAAATACTGTTTATAATATTATAGTATTCTCTGCACCTATCAGGTTAGAAATCGAACCGTTATTTATTGTTAAACCCTTTATATATCGAGGTTTTCAGATACAAAAACTTAAAAATTCTCTCTGCACATTTGAAGTGATTGGTGGGGGTGTAGGTGTTTTTAGAAAAGCAAAAGCTACCATCGCTTTTGGCAAACTATTATTGTAAAACTGATTATAATGCGCAAGAGAATTGAAGGAGCATCGAACGGAACGTTCGTAGGAACCACCCCACTGGAGTCCTATTACCATATTGTGAAAAAGACTGTGCAAGAGTACACCAATGAGCTTACTCGTCACTGTCGATTTATGTCTGTTGTTAATCAGACTGAGGATGGCACGATACTTGATGACCGTGCTCGTCTTATTGATATGTATGATTCCTGTCTCATTCAGGATGCGCATCTTCAAGCTGTTATCGAGACTCTTTTCTCACACATGCTTGGTGAAAGATATATGCTTGCCCATCAGGACAACAAAGGTAAATGGATTCGTGACAATGAGCAGACTAAGAAAATCCAAGGTTCTCAATTTGAACGTGCCATTAAAGAAATTCTTTATGCTCAGATGTACGGATTCTCTGTACTGGAGCTGAATGTTGACACTGACCCAGACACAGGACTGTTGAAAGAGGTCAATTCTGTAGAGCGTCGAAATGTGCTGATAAGTCAGCGTCGAATCATCCAGCGTCAGCATCAGTGGCTCCCTGGTTGGGATATAACTTCTGAAAAGTATCGCCATAATTACATTCCCATTGATACTGGTGGTCTTGGTCTGTTCGCTTCTACCACTCCATTGGTGCTTGCTAAGAAATACACCATTGCCAACTGGGTAAATTTCAGCCATACATACGGTCAGCCAATTATTCATGGCAAAACTCCCAATGAAAGTTTTGAAGATCGTAATCGTCTGGCTACAGAGATTGCCAATGCCGCACAGAAGAAAGTGCTTGTAACCGGCACTGATGATACAATTGACATCAAGACATTCACCATGTCGAACTCTGAAATGATTTATAAAAGTCTTTTGGAGTTCACCAACATGGAGATTTCCAATCTGATTCTCGGTTCTGAAAGTATGGCCGGTGCCACTCAGTCGTATGTTGGTTCTACCAAGGCACATGAAGATATTTTCCGTGCGAGAATCAAAACCTATCGCCGCATTGTAGAACATGCCATGAACGAGCAGGTTCTACCAGCATTGAAATATTGGGGTTATATCGCAGATGATGTGTTCTTTAAGTATTCCAATCAGATTGATATGTCGATGGAGAACAAAATCAAGCTGTATGATATGCTTACCAACAAATATGAAATGTCTGCAGAGACCATTGACACAGACTTTGGTATTACTGTTGGAAAGCAATTCAATATTGGCAGCGGTGGTGGCTCCGTTAGTGGTGAAGATGGTGACGATGACCATCATATCATGTCTGATGAAGAATATTATCGTCGCTATGGTCATCGCAGAGGCGAGAAGAAAGCAACTGCCAGCGTAAATTTTCTGGACGAGGTGCGGTAAAAGGCGACCGTATCTCGAAAGTTTATGACAGCCTTACAGAAGAAGAAAAAAATAAAAACCAAAAGGAATCAGAAAATTTATTCGCTGTATTCATCAGTTTGCTAAAAAACATTGGTGACAGGACTTCCAGAGAGGAAATTTTGGGAGAATTGATGGCTTTGAGAGCCGAATATGCCATTGGTCATGCCCTTGATGGTTTCAAGATGGATATTGATGAAGCACTCCAGCTTTTGAAGAATATCAATGATACTACTCTTACCAAGGAGGATATTGACAAACGAGACAGATTGATTGCTATGGTGAACAATCTGACTGAGTTTGCCGTATGCGAAGAATATCAGATGTATAAGGAAGTTCTGGCAGCTAATCCGAACATCTATGATGAGGAAATAGATTTCAATGATGAGGAATCCGTTGCACCTTATTATAGTATATGCAAAAAATACAATGACACCTATGCTACCGTAGAGAATGAAGATATTTCATACGCTATGAGAATAGCTGGTGTGTGGCTCCATTGTTCTCCGAATACTTATCTCACTTACATGACACAGAATGACGATCGTGTAAGGCCCTGGCATTATGCCTTGCAAGGTTTCACTGCAAAACGTGATGATTTCCCAGCTTGGATGATACCGCCTATTGAATGGGGCTGCCGTTGTTTCCTGATGTCCGATGGCGGTGACATTATTGCTGGAAAAGACAGAATAAAAGATGTCAAAGCAGCTGTTGAAGTGCCAGAAAAGCCGTCGGAATTGGATGATATTTTCTCTGAGAGTGTTGCAAAATGTGGTCGTATCTTTGGCAAATCCCACCCCTATTTCAAGGTTGCTAAAGCTGATAAAGATAAACTGAAAGAATACGTTGAAAGCATAAGGTCGCAATATTATGGCTAAGAAAAGCGGTGGTGCTGGTAGTGGTGGATGGGTTTCGATACCTGAGAAATTTCGAACATCCTTTCCAAAGGATATGTTTGAAAGCAGGTCTCGTGGCGGTTATCGTATTAGTGATAGATATATTGACCCATATAGAGATAGTCAAACAAGAAAATTGCCTAAAGGATGGGGATTGAAAAACCCCTATTCTCCACTTAACATAAAGATAAATGGAGCGCAAAAGAACTTTTCAGCATCATCCAATAAGTTGTTTAGCAAAGGTTTTACTTTTGCATGGCTTCGTAAACATTTAATAGGGGTTGTTGAAAGGATAAATGTCAATGCCCTAAACTATACCGTCATTCTCTCACTCAGAGCGCAAAAAATCTTTCAGGATTCCTTCAAATACAAGAAATTCTATTCTGCATCTGGCAGTCCTTGGGAGCCACTTGCAGAATCAACTATCAAGAAAAGACAGAGGAAACGGACATGGCCAGGTGCAGGAGGAATGTTGCGTGAATATGGCGACATGTTTAAGTCAATTAAGGTTAGAAATAGTTCTGGAAAGGGGTTCATTGGAGGTGTTTATACAGACCCATCAGAATACGTCCAGCATCATTATATCAATACAAAGGGCAAAAGGATAGTTGACAAACGTGGCATTTTCTGTTATGCCGGCTTGCATAATGCAGGAGGCAAAATCAGAGGTGGTCACAGATTGCCAAAGAGACAATTCATGGGTCATTCAACTTATCTCTTTGAGTTTGCTCTTGCACAGGCAGACCGCTATTTCTTCTTCAATGTTTTTGACTGATAGCTGAACTATAATAGGAAAAAGAAAATTCAATGATAGTCGATAAGCAAAACGGTCAAGTTATCAGCGGCAATCAGGCCAGTACATCTGCACCTCCAGTTACTGATTCTGAGAGTGTCGTTGAGATTCCCCAACAGATTCCGAATGGGGGTATAATTGATGTCTTAAAGGCGATTATTGCCATATTGAAAGAAGTACGCTGGCAGTACGGTGTAAGCAATAGCCCCAAGATATTCCAGACCGTGATGATTGATGACGGTCAGTATGAGCGTATCATTCGTAAATCAGGGAACGCCGAATATGAATTGGCATTTCCTGCTGCTTTCGTTCATTTTGTTGATACTCAATATCTCGTTTCTCAAAAGCGCATTGGAGAGGGCCGTGCAAAACTAAGGATTCACTTTATCCTTAACCGGCTTAACAACCATGATGATGAGGTTCAGTTTGACCCATACTATGTGATGGAGCGAATTGACCAAGAGATTACAGAACACAAGAACGAATACGAGTGTTTGAGAGAACGCTGCCAGATTGTTTATTGGGATTTTCCATTGAGCTTTGATTATGGTTTACAACCAGGTTGGCTAACATACGAGATTTGGTTTAGACAGGGTAACATCTGGATTAACCGAAAGAAAGTCTATAAGCACATGGTTTTGACACCATTCACAAATCATTCTGATCAGACTGAGGAAGCTAATGAGAATGACCATACTAATGCAGACCATCCAGTAGATTTTGACACATCAACTGGATATGTTGATGCAATCCCGAATCAAGAAACTGGCAGCAGTGAGTGATTAACTCTGCCGAATTGTTAAAACTATTATAAAATAAAACATTTCAATGACAGAAAAACAGCTAAAATTCGTCAAGGGTGAGCTTGCGCAGGGTAAGCCTGCCAACATCTATTTCTATGACGATGTGGACTATTGGGATGTTCGGAGCTTCATTAGTGAGTTCCAGTATCTCGAAAATTATGTGAAGCCGTCGAAGATTCGTATCCATATTATTTCGGCTGGCGGTTCATGCTTTGAGGGCATCAAGGCTTTCTCTGTTATTCTTGGTTCTCAGACACCTACAGAGACTATCAATGACGGTCTCGCTGCTTCAATGGGTTCTGTTATTTGGGCTGCTGGTAAGGAGCGTTTCATGCGTGACTATGCAGTGCTGATGATTCATAACCCTCGCATTGATGATGAGGAACTTGATGAGGATGGCAAAAAGGCTGTCGAGGCTTTCCAGAAGCAGTTGAAGATTATCTATCAGCAGCGTTTTGGCTTTGATGAGGAAAAGATTCAGCAAATCATGGACGGTGAGGAAAATGTCGATGGCACATGGCTTATGGCAAATGATGCTGTAGAGAAAGGCATCATTGACGAGGAACACATTCTGAAAAGTTCAAAGGAGGTTGTTGCCCGTATTGCCGCCTCAGTCGATGGTGTAAAGAACGTAAAGGCAATCGGTTCCGTGATGATGGCCCAGCACCTTTTGGAAAATCAAAAGAACACTTCAACAACTATAACAACAAAAGAAGTTGAAAATTCACTTCATTCAAATCAAAATTTAACAACAATGACAGAAAACGAAATCAAAATGGTAGCAGCCCAGCTCGGTATTGCCGAGGACAAGGCTACTGGTGCAACTATCACTGCCAAGGTGAATGAGTTGCTTACCAAGGAGAAGCAGTTCGATTCTGTTAAGGCAGAGTTGCAGACCGTTAAGGACACGCTTGCTGCCAAAGAGACAGAGTTGACTGGTTGTAAGGCGTCGGTTCAGAACCTGACGCAGAACCTTGATGCTGTTAAGGCCGAACTCAAGACCTACAAGGACAAGGAGACTGAGGCCCGTAATGCAGAAATCACCTCTATGGTTGAAGCCGCCATCACCAGCGGTAAGATTTCCAAGGAGTCCAAGGACACCTGGATCAAGCTGGCTACTGACAACTTCGACCTTGCCAAGCAGACCCTCGATGGTATTGCTGCTCGTGACAACATCACTGGTAAGATTGCCAACGACCCCGCCAACCAGAGCGCAGCTGCCGATGGCATCAAGTCTGAGGCCGAAAAGGTTCAGGCAAAGGTGGATGAGGTTGTCGGTAAGGACTTCAAGTTCCGCACGCTGGACTAAGTGAATTAACAAAAGTAAAATCAAAACCAATAAAGAACAATGGGAGCATTTAATTTTAATGCCGGTCAGTCGAACTACACAGGTGAGGTTCTTGCCGACCTTTTGACCTATACCGCGCAAGAGAATGAGACCTATAAAGAAGGTCTTATCCACATCAAGAGTGGCATCCAGAAGAAGTATGCTCTGCCCAGCGTCCAGCTCGGCGAGATTATTCAGGACCATGTTGCTACTCCTGATTCGTCAAAGTCTAAGGGCCAGTATGTGTTTGCAGAGCGCTATCTGGAGCCTAACGACTTTATGATCTATTTCGAGTTCAATCCTCGTGACTTCGAACAGTATTACAAGCCGTTCCAGCCTACTGGCAACCTCGTGTTCCGCGAGCTTGACCCCAAGGTGCAGGCTACGATGATTCGCTTGCTCATGGAGAGCAAGGCAGAGTACATCAACCACGCTATCTGGTGTGCCGCCACTGCCGCTGTCAAGGCACAGCTGAACGCTGGCAACGACAAGGATTTGGAGATTGGTGCTGACGATGCTGCCGGTCCTATGAAGTATTTCAACGGTGCTCTGGCTCGTCTGTTGATGAACGCTGCTGCTGGTAATGACACTGAGGACGCTAAGTGCGGTAAGTGTGTAATTGCTGGTACTGGTGCTTTCGCCAATGGTGCCGCTGTCGAGGCTGAAATGTACAAGATGTGGCAGGCTACGCCCCCGAAGGTGCGCAAGAAGTCTGGTTTCGTAGTTCTTATGGACTACAACAGCTGGGATATGTACAACCAGTACATCAGCGACAAGACCTTCAAGTACAATGACAACCGTCAGGAGAACCAGCACCTGTTCCAGGGCAAGCGTATCATTCCTATGGTCGCTCTGCCTGAGGATACCATCGTAATGGGTGTGTTCACCACTGGAGTTGATTCTAACCTCTGGATGGGTGTTGACTATGCCAACGATGAGGACGTACTGCAGGTTGAGAAGTTGCAGGCCAACAGTGAGCTGTATTTCTTCAAGATGCTGTTGAAGATGGATATCAACATCGTCCGTCCGAAGGAGATTATCGCCCACATTCCTGCCACCTATGGTTCTTCTCCTGCTCCTACACCAACCTACACCTATTCGGCTGTAACTGGTGATGCTCTGTACGCAGAGGTGAGCGAGCCGACTGGCAATCCTTCTACCAGCGGTTACTTCGAGAAGAATGGTAGCACTTATGCTGCATCTGAGGACACCACTGTTGACGCTGAAAAGACTTACTACACAGCTAAGTCTCCTAAGACTGAGGGCTGGTACACTAAGACTGGTGATGTTTACAGTGCAACCAACGACACAACTCAGCAGGAAGGTACAACCTACTACATCCGTAGCCAGGCTTAATCGAGTGATAACGTAAGGAGAGCCTTAAAACTCTCCTTACTTAAATACGAAAAACTATGGTAAGAAAAAATAAAGGCAAAGAAGAGGACCAGACTAAGAAAGTCCAAGACCCTCAGCCAAAGAAAGAACCAACACCTAAGGCAAAGCCGCCCAAGACAGAAGCTGCAAAGCCTGCTGTTGAGGAACAGTTGAGTCCGATTGTGGAGAAAGCTATGAAGCTGAACCCTCACATGAAGTCAATGTGGATTACCTCTCGTGGTTTCGTTCATCAGGCTACTGCCCCTGAATATCTCCGTAAGGATGCCAAGTTCTACGTTAATAAGTATTTCAAAAAATAACAGAGCACAATGACAAACACGAATTTAGGTGGTGTCTTTACGAAAGACACTGACGGTAACATCGGTTCTGGTGCCCTTGTCAGCACTGAGAATGTTTGTGGTCTCATCTTTGATACCAATGGTTTCGATAACCCATTTGGTCAAGAGGAAACAGGTGAGGGCCAGAACAAGACTCTTGTTGCGAACACAGCATCCACAACCTTTGCCAATGGCAATGTTGTCGAACTGAACTCTATGAAGGATGTCAAGGCCGCTGGTATTGACGAGAACGTGATGAACGGCCTCGTTTACCACCACCTGAATCATTTCTTCACACTCGCTGGCAACAACCAGCGTCTGTTCCTCTCATTTATGAACTCGTCCACCGATGCAGACTTTACAGCAGTGGAAAAGATTCAGTTGGCAGCTAACGGTATCATTTACCAGATTGGTCTTTGGACCACTCAGCCGTTTGCACAGAAGTCTGGTGATAACATCAACATCATCGACAATGGCCTCCTCTCCAAGCTCCAGGCACAGGCAGAGGTTCTTGGCGGTAAGATTGATGTTGTCAACTACGAGGGCTTCTCTCCTGTCAACATTCTGCTTAACGCTCCTGTCTGCAATGAGGCTGTTATCGACATCACTAAGCTGCCTGACCTCTCAACGCTTGATCTGCCTAAGGTATCTGTACTGCTTGGTCAGCCGTCTAACGACGCTGTTCACACCATCCAGGAGAATCTTGGTGGCAATGCAGTTGTTGGTAACATCGGTGCTGCTTTGGCTTGTCTGGCCGTTGCTCCTGCAGAGGTTAGCATTGGTTGGGTTGACGGTTTCAATCTCGCACAGGTGATGACTCAGGCAGAGCTTGGTTTCGGCAATCTGACCCGTGACAATTCTACCAAGAAGTTCACTGCTGCTGTTGCCTTCAACAACATTAAGACTTTGGGCTACACCAGCCGCAACAACAATCTGCACCGTAAGGGTTACATCTTCTTGACCGACTATGCCGGCATCGAGAATGGTGTATTCTTCTCTTGCGACCAGACTTTGAGCACTGGTGACTATCGTACCATCAGTCGTGGACGTGTAATGCACAAGTCTCGTCGAGTTGTCCGTCTGGCACTGCTGCCTTACGTGAACGCTACTTGGGAGCTTGACGCTGCTACTGGCCAGCTCTCTGCTTCTGACGTTGCCCTGCTCCAGAACCTTGTCATCAATGCACTTGATGTCAACATGGTTGAGCCTGGTACTACGAAGCCTCAGATCAGTGGCCGTGAGTGTATCATCGACCCAACTCAGAACATTCTCACGAATGACGAGTTGAAGATTGACTACAACATGGTTCCTATTGGCTGCACGTCTGCCATCTACGTTACTGAGGGATTCACCACATCTGTTAGCTAACCCATAAAAACGATACAACAATGACAAAAATCAATCACGTCGCTTATTCGTGGTCTATGATTCAGCTCCAGACCACGCTTGCCGGAGAGAGTGCTGATTCCCCGTTGTTCGTGGACGCAACAGCTATCGAGTGGTCCGCAGAACGTAAATCGGAGCCTATTTACGGCCTTGGCGGTCAGCCTCGCGGTCGTGGATTCGGCAATATCGAGTATTCAGCTTCTATCGAGCTGTCTTATCTTGCACAGGTTCAGTTGCGTGCCAAGTCTGCTGACGGCACTCTGATGGGTCTCGGCCAGTTTAATCTAATGATTAGCTGGGTCAATGACTTTGCAGAGAACGTCACTACTGAGGTTGTTACTCTTGCAGAGTGCTACTTCACGCAGAGCGGCATGGATGCCAAGCAGGATGATACCAGCATCACCAAGTCGTTTGACCTCCATCCTTACCGCATTTACACCAATGCGAGCAAGCAGACAAGCTGGTCGAACGAGCTGTATGCGAAGTAACCGACAAGGCTCAAAAATCAAGGATAGTGGGTGCTTTCTTAGGATTGCACCCATTATTTATGCTTTTTTATGAATTGAATCGTGTAGTTTTTCACTATAATATAATGAGTATTACTTAAAATTGTTTATAACATGAAGATTGATTTCTCGAAAATTTTGGTCAAGGACATCGAGGACAACAAAATGGAACTTGATGTTTCTCACGAATTGGGAAACATGTTGTATCTCAATGCCAAGGACATTGCAGTAGCCGACTTGGGCCACGAAATCTACCACAAGAAAGAGGTTGAACTTAACGATGAGCAAGCCAAGGTTGTTGCTGATTTTGTCAACAAAGGCTTCAAGGCATTTGTCAAGCGTGAAATACTGGCTATGCTCCAGCCCGAACAGAAATAATGAATACACCCATTTATAGTTTAATTAAACAAAGAAAAAATTATGGAGAATCCATTGAATCAAGAGACTCAGCAGCAGGACGGACTTATTCTTACCGATAAGGAGAATCCTGTAAATCTCTCCGTTGAAATGCGTGAGCAGATTACCAAGAAAATCGAAGAATTGCGCACCCAGACTGGCAGCAAGCGCATCCAGGCCATCGTTGTTATCGGTGACGAGTACGATGACAAGCCTATGTATGTCGGCTACTTCAAGCGTCCGAACACCATGCAGTTCTCGCTCTGGATGAATCAGGTTCAGAAAGACCCTGTTATTGCCAACAGAACTCTCGCACAGAACACATTCGTTGGTGGTGACAAGGAGATTGTCGATGACGATGACTTGTTCCTCTACGGTGCCATGCCAAAGATTGCCCAGCTGATCGAAGGTCGCAACGCAGACCTGGTAAAGCTATCGAGCGCTGCAAAGTAGATGAAAAAGACTACTTTCGTCAGCGCTGCATCCTAATCGCCCATTATTTCCCCCAAAAGGACTACATGGCGATGACTACTGACGAATTTGCCGAATGGTCTGAGAACGCCTTATGGCTCCACTCCCAGATGCAGATGATACAGCAAGCCAACACCATGAACGCAATGGGGGCAGCGTTTGGGTCAAAAAAGAGGTAAACCTTGGAACATTCCAGGGTTTACCTCTTGCTTTTATGCACACTATAATAATTAAAAAACAGAAGCAATGCCAGGATTAGGTAATATCACGTTAAGCAAGTTGAATTTGCTAAATGCCACATTCTCTTTTGATGAGAGCGTGTGCGGCATGTTGTTTGATTTGGGTATGTATTCAGACCCATTTGAGGACCATGTTCGTCTGGAAAACTACTTTGGCAACAACCAAGTACAACTTATCAGGAATCTTGATGAAATGGAGGAAATGGGGCTGGATGAAGAATTTATGAACGGTGTGCCATATTATCACATCAAGCAGTTCTATGACTACATTGGTGTTGATGCTGATTTGTACATTATGTTTGCAAACTGCATATCCAATGACACCCCTGACTTTGAAGCAATACAAGTTATGCAGCAGTCAGCAAATGGCAAAATCTTCCAGCTTGGAATATGGACTGAACAATGTATCTGGAAATCTGGACTGAGTGACTATGACTTCACTGACGTTCTTGGTGAAATTGAGTCACAGGCTGAGGTTCTTTCAGGAAAGGTCAACAAAACTGGAGCCGATGGTCTGCCGTTGAGTGTTATCCTTAATGCTTGTACAGCAAAGTTGGGAGATATTGACGGTAAATATGTCATAGACCACAAGAAACTGCCCAATGCCACCATTCTCAATTATCCCAAAATATCTGTCATTCTTGGTCAGAACGGTACAGAAGCAGTACATGCAATGCAAAAGACCAACCATAACTACACTCCAGTTGGCTTCATGGGTCTTACACTGGCATGTCTATATCTTGCGTCTGCCGAAATGAACATTGGATTTGTTGATAAGTTTGACCTCAACAAAAACGATGATCTTACTGTTCCTGAATTGGGATTTGGCAATGTTGCACTTGATGAGTATAATCTGATTGAGGATTTGAACCTTGTCAGACGTAATGTTATCTCATTGAAGGGCTACATATTGCCGACAACTTATAAGGCAAAGGAATCTGGTGTCTATTTCAGTAATGACACAACACTTTCTGAACGAGACTTTGCAACTATCTCGCTTAACCGCATTGCTCATAAATGCCGTCGTATCATCCGTTCTGTCATGTTCCCATACGTTAATGGAAACATAGATATAGACCCATCTACAGGTGCTGTCAGTCCTATTGAACAAACGAGAATCGCAAATCTTATCACAGAAAGGCTGGATGCCCACATGGTGAATCCTCTCGGTCAAGATCAGATAAGTGGACGATATGTTGAGTTTGATGACACCAGTAGGATTCTCGAAACAGATGAACTAAAGGTTGATTGCTATTTTATTCCTGTTTCATCCAACATGACTATAGACATTCAAGAAGCCTACATTTTAAGTGACTAAGCATTACATGCTTAAAATCTGGTTGGCGAATTGTTACTATAATCTAAAAACAGTACGTTACAATGGCCGATAGGATTAAAAGTTATGAGATAAATTATAATATCCTTTCCAATGCCACACAAGCAGCGGAGGGGTTTGCTTCGTTACTTGGGTATGTCGAAAAGTTGTCCGGCAAAGACCCAAGTAGCGGCATGGCTCGTGGTCTGACAAAGCTCAATGGTGAAATCAATCAAGTTGTCAATAGCGTTAATCGCTTAAAGACATCGTTCACTGAAATACGCCCAGAAATCGACATGAGCGGTTTCAGGAGTCAGATAGGCCAGATGCAAAGAGCTGTTTCTGAGTTTGCCCAGCAGACCAGAAACATCATGCGTATGGCCATGAGCGGCACTGACAAACAGTTTGCAAAGGCTCGTAGTGCTATGGCTGGTGACATCTTCGATGCTGCCAGTCTCAGGCATTTTGAGGAACAATTGAAGTTGTTGCCTCAGAGAATTACTGCAGCTCAAAAAGCTGTTGAAGACGCCAAGGCCAAATACAACCAAGCCGTCAACACTCCTATCACCTATCCTAAAGGCTCTACTTCTGAGGACCAGAAGAACATTGCTGCCGCAGCAAAGAAAGAACGTGCTGGATTGCAGAAGATATGGCAAGACAGAGAGAAAGAATTAAAGGCTTTACAGAATCAACAGGAAAATTATCAAAGACAAGCCTATAATCTTCGAAGCTCACTGTCACAAGAAGCCATGCGACCTATTGTCGCTCCAAGGGAAGAGCCAAGAATCCCAGCTGGAGTACAAAAAGCTGTTGGTCTTATTCCTCGTTGGCAGAAAGAATATGAACAAGCAAGGGCTGCTGCACTTGTTAAGAGAGCCGAATTAGCTGGCTCTATGAGGGAACCGCAACGAGTGGCTAAACCCTCTTTCTACGGCATCAAGTCTCCATTTGGAGGTGGTGGCATTGATTCGTATTTGAGAGAGTACGAACAAGCATTTAAGAGAAATGCCGCAAGCAGTAGTGTCGCCAAGCAGCGTATTATGGCTGATGCAAAGACGAATTTCATGGCATTAAGTGGCTACAATGAAACACAATTTGCAGAAGCTCTCAGACAATACCAGGCATACGAGCAATATAGAACTGCTTATGGTAATTGGGTAAGAGCTGGACGGCCACAAGGTCAAGCGTACAACGAAACCGAAGAATACAAGAATTATCGTTCATCCCTCAAACGATTGAGGGCAGCATACGGCGTACAACGTCAAGCAGAGGCATTAAAAGCTCGTATGGCGGCACAAGCGGCTCCACCTCTTTCTACTGGTGGTGCTGTTGGCGGTGGTGGACCATTGCCACCTATCCTTGGTATGCCTACCCAAGTTATTGAGCAAGCCTTTACTGGAAAACTGACACTGCTTCCAGATATTCCAGCTGCAAGAGCATTGATAGCTGCCGAATCTTTCAGTGCCAACTTGAATCTTGTGCCGATGATTTCCGAACTTAGAGCAAAACTTAATTCGGAAACATTCAAGGTAAATGTAACTCCTACAATTGCAAAGACAAGAGGTAAAGCTGCCGCCACTGGTGGGGCTATTGGTACTTTACAGGAGGAAATCAATGCTCTGCAGCAGTCTGCAAAGGCACCAATTACTGTTGGTACAAAACTCGATCGTGGCGGTTTGTTGGGTCGAGCACAGGGTGGCTACAATACACTCCAGGCATTAGCTAATCGTCATCCAATTACCTATAGGTTGGCATCAGATGGCAGTGGTGGCTTTAGTCTCAATCAGGCTTTGGCTCGTCTTACACAGTTGGCACAGAGCCGTCCAGTACCATTCAGAATGGTGCATGACGGTAGTGGTGCATTTAGCCTCAACCAAGCACTCGCAAGGCTCCAGGCACTCGCAGCAACACGTCCTATTGCTATTAGTCTTAATACCAATATCGGTAATTTACAGACTGTTATTACAAAGGCACTTACTTCTGGCAATGGTGGCCCGAAATCATTTATGATAGACATCAAGCCAAGAATGGGCGCATTGTCGCAATCTATCAGGGCAGCTTTGACAGGCACTGGTGGCGCACCTCGCTCATTCTTTATTGATGTTAAGGCTCGCACAGCACAGCTTACAAGTTCTATCAACCAAGTATTGAGGGGTAAGGTATTTAATATCAGTGCAAAACTTGATGCCTCAACATTGACTTCTGGTGTTCCTCTATTGGAACGATTACAGCAAGTGTGGGCGCAATTACCAAAGACAGGTAAGCGTACCTATACTGTCAATCTAAAGACCACTGGATTAGGAGATATTGCAAGAATTGAGCGTGTCATTGCCTTAGTAAACAGTCTGCCAGCAAGTAAGACAAAGCATTACAACATTAGTGCCGGTGGTGGTGGCGGTACTGGTGGTCGTGGCATACAAAACACCAATATCTATGGTGGTACAAGTGGTGGTCGTATCTATAGTGGAAGAGGCGGTGACGTTTATACCAGAGCAAGAGCATGGGCTTATCCGTTCACTGGAAACACCTCATTTGGTGCAAGGACCCCAGCTGCCCTTGATATGATGAAGGGAATGGGTATGATGATGGGTATCGGTGGTGCTATGGGCGTTATCGGTGGCTCATTCTCTGATGCTGTAAGCTATCAGAACACGATGGAAACGGCAAAGGCCATTCTTCGTGACAACTATAAGGGCGGTAACTTTAACCAAGATTACAACGACATGGTTAAGGTTGTCCGTGATGTAGCTATGCGCACCAAGTTCACTGCTCCCGAAGCTGCTGATGCTGCACGTTTCATGGCTATGGCAGGTCTTGACATACCAATGATCAAGAGTGCTATTGCTCCTATTGCAGATGTTGCCGCTATCAGTGACACAGATTTAGGTCTTGTTGCTGATAAGATGACTAACATTATGACTGAGTTCAAGGTAGCACCAAGTCAGATGCGTAACTTAGCAGACATGATGACCAAGACATTCACCAGCACCAACACAGACATGATGATGCTGGCAGAATCGCTGCAGTATGCCGGTCCTATGGCATTTGCTTCTGGTCAGTCACTTGCCGAAACATTGGCTATGATTGGTATCATGGGTAATAGTGGTATTCAGGCTTCAATGGCTGGTACTACTATGCGTATGATGCTACAGAACCTTTACAACCCCAATAAGAATCAGGCAAAGTTCATGCAGCAGATTGGCTTGCGGACTCGTGACGCAAACGGTAATCGTCGCTCTTTGTTTGAGATTCTTTCTGACATATCTCGTTTGACTGGTTCTAATGACACAAGAAATGTTGTCGGCAATCTGTTATCTGGTAAAGATGCAAAGAACAATCTCGATACATTCGATGCTGCCAGTAAGTTGTTCCGTGTAACGGCTGCTGCTGGTGGTGCTTCTTTGTTGGGAAATATCGGTGGACTTGCAGACCTCATAGCAAAGATACAAAGCGCAAACGGTAATTCTGAGGCTGTTTCTATAGCCAAGCAGAATACTGTTGCTGGTATGTGGGCACAATCCAAGTCTGCATTTACTGAGGCTGTTGTCAAAGTGTTTGAGGACACCGATATGCAGAAGTATATCAAGGACACTTTAGGAGGTCTTATCAATTACTTGAAGCAGCCTAAGTTTATTCAGACCATGAAAGACTTGTTTGAACTTATCAAAGGCATTGGTAGTGTTCTTGCTAAGTTTGTAGGCTGGTGGGTGAAGCTCTATCAGACATTCCCAAATCTTGTTAAGTGGGTAATGATTGGTCAGATGTTCTTTACTCAGGTTGGATATTTGATCACTCCATTCGTTCAGTTAATAGGTCTTATCACTTCTTTTGGAAATGCAATCAAAGGTGTGATTGGTATTAGCGGGGCGGCTGCTGGATTGTCTGCTGTTACTCGTGGTGCAGCAGCAACTACCATTTTAGGTAATGCTATGAATCTTTCACCAGCATCAACAGTTGGTTCTGCATTAGTTGGCGGTTCTGTTATGGGTGGTAGATTTGCCCAAACATACGCGCAAAGAGCCGCCATGTATCGTACTGCCGCTGCCAAACAGTATGATATGATAGGGGCATTTGTTGCTGGTAGGAGTTTGCAAAACATGTCAAACAGTGACCGTATTGCTCTGCAGCAAATGCTTAATAGACGCACTCGTTTGACTGAAATGGGAACGAGCTATGGTCTGCTTGCTATGCAATCTGCCATGATTAACCGTCAACGTAAATCTGGCCAACTCAAAAACACTGAGTTGCTTTATCGTGCTGCAAGACAAGGTAGATTAAGTTGGGGCAATCTTGGTCGTGGCATGGGTTCAGCATTTACTACTGCTTTCACTGCTAACACACTATCTACAGCTATGGGTGGGGCATGGGCATCCATCAAGGGTGGATTTACCAGTGTTGCTACCACTCTTGCAAAGGGAGCTGGACTGCTTCTTAATCCTGTTACTCTTGCAGCAGGTGCCATTGGCGGTCTTGCTATTGCAGCTGGTGTTGCAGCATACAACTTCTATAAACAAAATGCCGCATGGCAGGAAAGCATCAGAAATAGCGGTGTTCAGTTCAAAGAAGAACTACAAAAGGCTTGGGGAGAAAATACTTCCTTAAAAGATGTCTTTGAACATATACAGACCATCAACGTAAACTCTGCCAGTATCAATGTCAATGAGGGCGAGATTGCAAAGGCTGTTTCAAAAATATCTGAGGATGAGAATCTAAAGAGTATTTATGAGGCTCTTAGTGGGAAAATATATACTCGTGATGATAGTGAGCTTGGAATAAGTGACATTCTTATCAAAGGTATATCAAAGGGAACATTTGAAGAAGCATACAACCAATATGTTTCTCCAATGGCTTCTCTAATCAAAGATTTGCCGTCTTATGAACAGTTCCTTTCATATTGGGGTAAGGACATTATGAGCCAAACTGATGAGACAAAAGCTGCAGCAGCTATTGTCAGGGCTATCATTGGTCAAAAGGGTACTCAGAGTGGTCGTTATGAGCAGGCAGAACAGAAAGTATTAGAGTTGACAAAGAACTTCAATGCCCTGTCTGTTTCTGAACAACTGGCTCAATGGGATGTCTATAGACAGCAAATTTTAGGTATTGCGGAAGCATTTAATCCTAAGAATCATCCGAATCTTGCTCGCATAACTTCCGGTAATTTCCAGCAGGCCCTCAACGGTTCACCAGCTCAATATTATGAGTATTGGTTGGGTAGCTATAACTCCATTATGAAGTTTATAGATGAATCGCCAGCATTAAAAGCTATGCAGGCTATTCACACGCTCAATTCTGGAGTTGAAGAAAAGACTGAGGAATGGTGGAACGCAATCATTGATATTATTGGTGCCACTTCATTCAATGATGAACATTATAACGGCATCAGAGACTTCACAATACCTGTTAAGAACGGCCAGATTGACTATAGTGCGCTCACTCAGAAGATAAGTGCTACTGGTGAAAGACTGAATGACAATATTGGCACCTATATGAATTGGGTAAGCCAAATCTACGATATTGTGTTCAGCAATGAGGGTATCGCCCAGCAATTAAGTGGTGTAAACTTCCCGTCCAAGGAAGAAATCATCAGACGTTTGTTTGGTAGTGAATCCCTGCCTCAATGGGTGCGTGAATCACTCACAACGCCATCTGCTGCCGGTTGGAATGGTTGGAATAGATGGGGAATCAATTACACAAATCCATTGGATCAAAGAGTTAATAGTTTCTTGGGCACAAATAACAATTCGACACCAACAACTGCAGCTCCAGGTCCTGATTATGAGTGGAACCCCTATATGAATATGTGGATGAAAAAGGCTGGAACATCTACAACAACACCAGTTCCCACCAAACCAACAAGTACGACCACAACAAATACTCCGAAACCGACTGCTTACAATACGAGCAATCTCAATAACGGTTACGAGAGTTCATACGCACAGAACGCAGCACGTCCTACTCAGGTAGTAATCAACATTGACAAGCTGATGAATACTGACAAGATGATGATTGCTTCCGATGCAGAGGAAAGACAGTTGGCCGGTATGATGGAAGATAAGGTCGAACAGGCACTTGACATTTTGAAAACTCAGATTGTAATGAGCCTACAGAGAGGTGATTATAACTTGTCTTAAACAAAAAAAACAATATATGGCAACAGGATTCGGAAATATGGGATTGTCCTTGACCAACGGCTTCGTAGGTGATGCTGTTGGCATGGGCAATAACTGGTTGCAAAAAGGACTTGCAACCGGCTTTAAAAAGAATAGTGGCGTTCAGTTTTATGCAAAGTATGAAGCTGGCGGTTCTGTTCTGAATGTTCTTGCCAAGAAACTTATGGGCAGTGCTGCCAGTATGCTGAAAGATGAAGCTATGAAGCAGCTGAAAGGACTTGCTAAAAAGTTGCTCGGAAAGGATATTGATTACGAGGCACAGGAAAACGCCATGAGCAAACTCATCGAGAAGGCACAGAAAAACGATGAAGAAAAATATGGCATAATGAGGGTCAACAATGGTGCCAATGCAGTTGTCGCAAGAGATATTTATGGCAATAAATGTATTGATGCCATCATGCTCGGAATACCAGTAAAGGATAAGATTGCATATTCTGTAGCTGCAAACTCCAAAAGTGCTGGAGGTAGCCATACTATGCAGGATGACATTGAAGATGATCCTGACAGCAGTTTCCAGAGTGACACCCTTGTTTGGTATGACCCAACGGCACTTGTCACCATCAATTCAGACAGAAATCTGATAGCCACAAAGGTACAGGGCCGTGACTATAGCCGTAAAGAACTGGTGTCAAATGGCGACATCAACTTTACGGTCACAGGCCATATCCTCAGTAACATGCCAGAGGTTTATCCTGCCACCGATGTTCAAAAGTTCATCCAGATTATGCAATACAAGGGTATAGTCAAGGTGAACAACTTGATTCTGGACCAGTTTAAGATTGACGGCATTGTTATCAAGGATTTCTCTCTCAGTCCGAAAGAGGGTTACAAATCTCAGCAAGACTATACGTTCAATGCTATCGGCACTATGCCAGCAGAAGAAGTTAAAGTCACTGAGGACACAATCAATATCATCGACAATTCACTGCAAAAGGTGGCCAAAGAAAAGTCTCCCTGGCAGAAAATGCTTGACAACCAGCTTGAAGGACTTACCACCAATGTTCTCAATGCAGCCGACCAAGGTCTTGCACTCGCTACAGGTATGCTTGACGGAATTTAATCGAATATGGAACAGAACTACACTCACACCCCAGAATACAAAAAGCACGGCTATGATGAGGACGTGCTTTATGTTCTTGTATGCCAGATTAAGGTCTGGAAAGCTACTGCACCAAATTGGTTTGATGTTCCTGACAAGTGTACTATCATCACTGAGGTTGAGGAAATCGAAATCAATGAGACATATAAGGAATTGATTAACGGAGCCGTTATCAGACTTCCAAAAGGCGCTGTCATCAGTGAAACCATCAACAACAAGAAAGTTGATGATGAGGTAAAAACTGGCAATAAAACCGACCAAGAATCTGAGAATAAGCTGTCAGAGGCTTCCAGACTTGGTGAATTGCTGGTGGTCGCAGACATGATCAATGAAAGTGATGACCATACTCTGTTAATAGACAACACTAAGAGTGACAATGGTCTTGCTCCAGATGTGTCTAACAAACAACGTGTGGCAACACAGAATGACTTCCAGACTGGCAATCGCATACAGATACAACTTGGTTATGTATTTCAGCCTAAAGATGGCGAGGACATTATCACTGAAAAACTGGAAAAAGTAAAGAAAGGCGAAGATATTCCTGAGTTCTATCTTGCTTTCACTGGCTTTATCACTGGATGCTCTGTATCTTCTCCACTTGAAATCGAATGTGAGAATATGGCCAGTATTTTGAAGAAAAAGAGTTGTAGAAAGGGGGTCTATAAAGGCAAATACACCGTTAATGATTTTTTGAAACCTGGTGGCAAGTATGACCTTTTAGCCGACACAGGTTTGACACTCTCTCAACACACACAATCAACAGAGATAAGTATCAGTAACTTTGAGATTTCGGATAATCTTTCTGTTGCTGACCTACTCTTTTCATGGAAAAAAGGTGGCTTGCAGAGCATGATTAGCCGTGATGGTAAGGAAATCAAAGTTGGCAGTTTCTCTGTAAGCGATACCAAATGGCAGAGCGACAAGTCTCGAATTGACTATACAGACAATAAATCCATCCAGTATATCCAATCTGATTGGGATGTTGTAAGCGATAATCTGGAAGTCAACAAAGTTGATAAGGAGTTCATTGTCATCAATGCCAAGAGTAGAGACGAAAATGGCAAGGACTTTAGAGTTATGGTTGGCAAAGTTGATGGTGCATTTCATTACGAAAAGCATGACTATAAAATCCGTAAGAAGCAGAAGCGTAGAAAGGGGCAATCCAATAAGCCGGTTGTTGTTTCTAAGTTCGACACCAAGAAATACACAGTGGTCCAGTATGAGCCTCATGGCATTACCACTATGGATGCGCTCATTAAGGCAGCGGAAGAATATTGGGATAGCTATAACCCAAATGGAATTTCAGGTAATCTTGTTGTGTTCGGAGATTTGCGCATTGCCCCAACAAATATTGTTGGCTTTGTCAATCCTTGGGCACCAGAGAAAAATGGAAACTACTTCGTAGAAAGCGCAAAGACTACTTTTGGGGTAAACGGATTCAGACAAACGCTGAAACTACCCTATAAGATGTCAGATTTCACAAAACCAATAAAAGTTATTGAGTGATGATAAAGGGTAAGATGTTAGGAAAGGGCGCAGAATTTCGTGATGCCATCCAGCAAGCAGCTCTCAATGGTATGGTTGACCATAAGGGCGGTGTATATGGAACTGGCAGGATTATTGGCTATGTCTGTGCCATACATGATGAAGATGAGGGTGATGAAGAACTGATGGGAACCGTTGATGTACAAGAATACAATTGTGATTCTGATGACGTGAACGGACAGCCAATCGGTTTTCATCAAGGGGTTCTGTTGTCTGCCATCCAGAACAATAAATCTGGCTACTTCATTGTTCCCCAGCTTTATTCTGATGTTATCATACAACAGGACCCGACAACACATGATGAGTATGTCGTCATGTACTCACACGTTTCAGTCTATAAGCTGCAAGTACATGACGAGATAACCAACACCGTAACTGAATATAAAGATTTTGTGGAGAGTGATGAGGATGGTTTGGAAAAGGACTATGATGAGCTGGAAGAAACTGGCAACAAGTCAACAGTTACCCAGACCTCCAAAGGCTTCACAGAATCTATTGTTGACCCTGATGGAAACGAGCTAAAGACAGAGAGAACGGCCAAGAGCAAGACTATTACTGTAGGCAATACAAAAGTATTCATTGATGGTGAAAATGTGACAATCGAGACGAGTGGAAATGTTACGTTCAAGGTTGGTAGTTCCACCATTGAAGAAAAGGACGGAACTGTTGATATTCAGACTGACACAGCTAATATTAAGACATCAAGTGCCACTATTGAAGGTGACAATATAGACATCAAGGGTAGCGGTAATGTGAACATAACTGGCGGCGGCACTCTTAATACAAAAGGAACTTCCAGCACTGATTTGAACGGCCCATTCAATGCTATTAAGGTGTGTCCGTTCAGTGGTGCTCCACATTGCGGATCTAAGGTAAGTGGCATCTAATTATTAAGTTCTTATTAAGTATGAGTAAGTCTGCATTTGCAAAGGCAATTATATCAAAGATGAAAACTGCCATCGGCACAGATGGCCAATCTTATGGTGATGACACCGCTTCTTCTGCTATGTCAGCAGTTGCAGAAGCTATCACTGAATATCTGATAAAGAACACAAAGGTGACTATCGCATATATAGGCACCATCCCAGGTTCTCCACCTACCCCAGACCCCGTTGTGGTAGATACCTTTAAGATAACTGGAAAATGCGCACCACCATCGCCATCTGACAGTTTTTCATCATGGCTCAAAGAGATACAAGACAATATCATTGCTGGATTTGTATTGGCAGCAAAGGGTGATGCCGGAGTTGTATTTGCCACTAAAGCATTTGCCAAGACTGGAGTAAAGACTACTTTGGCAGACTTAACAGCCAAGCATAATGTTGGTGATAAAGAACCCCAGCAGAAAATTTGGGAGATTATCTGTGACGGCATTATCCAATGGATAAACAGCACGGCAATGAACACAGAATCTGGTGCTGGAACCAGACCAACCGCACCGTCTGCCGGAACCGCAAACATCACAAAGATAACACTGACATAGAACATTCATTTTAACTATAATCATACAAATGGCCAAGACGGTACGAGACATATTGGTAAATGTTGACAGCGGCGACCTACTGTTTTCCGCTGGTGACATGGGTTCCCACATGTTTTTCAACATAGTGTGGGGCAGCCTTTTTGATGGTGACAATGCGAACACTTTATATGCGAATGTCATTATCCCATCGAGAAAACTGAGTAAGCTGGTAGCGGACGAACAGGGCCGCTATTTGTTGTATGCAAGAGCGACATATTATCCGTACAACCAACCGTTCCAAGTAAGGCTTGTGTCGGATAATAACGGAACATACGAGCAGATCGAACAAGCTAATTGCAAATTCCCCGTCATATCGCTTGCATATCTGCCAGGCAACACACTGATGACGGTCAACGCCTCAGAACTTCCGTATATCAATATTGACGGAAATTATCTGTTCAAGCTGGAATTTGGCTCAAATAACAGCAATAAGGCATACGTCTATACAGCTGACAATACTGATATGCTGATTGGAGGCTCTGATTTGCAGTCATCCCAGCTTCTTTCTATTTGCGAGCCTGGTAAGTTTTATCGTTATCCGACAACTGGTATTGGAGCGACAAAGTTCATCGGTTCAGTTGTCTCACACACTGAACTTGGTGATAAAATTATAGAACAATTTGAAAATAATGGAATATCAGTACAGGACGCAAATTTCGATGCGAGAACTGGTGAGCTGCAGGTCATATTCTTCAATGAAGAGGTTGAGGAAGATTTGGGGCTTCTGGACGTTGCTGACCTTGATATTAGTGAGATTGATGTCACTGATGCGGATTTGGCAGCCATTGCATCGGAGATAAATCTTGATGACTATGACGTAAACTATGACACCCTGCCATTCGATATAGATGCCCCAGACGCATCTTTGGAATCCTGCTTTGCCAATGGTATCTGGATTGGTGCTTATCCTTGGACTGGTGCTGAGTTGTGGAAAGGACATGAATAACCCAAACATCAAAAGAAATGAGTAAAATTCAAAGTTTAAGTGAACCTTGGGATGGCTTGCATGACGGCGACGAGATTGAAGTCTTTCTAAAGGAACAGTTACAGAAAGCCAATGACAAGATCAGTGGCGTGAGAGTGAACAACAGCATGGCGAATCAGGACGCTAACGGTTTTATCGACCTGAATATCCCTGTTGTTGACACATCGTTGAACGAACAAAGCTCCAACCCTGTTGAGAACGGAGCTGTGGCAACTGAGATTAACACGTTAAAAGGAAAGGCCATCGGTGGTATTCACACTGAGGAATCTGGTGATGGCGAGTTTTTGAACCTCGTTCTTGAAAACGACAATGGCGATACGGTGGCATCATGCCGCATACCAAAAGCCAGTGACAGTTCAAGTGAGGCTTATGCGAGGGTTAATGTATCAGTTTCCAAGAACCGTATCAAGCAGGGTGACAATGTAGTTCTTACTTGGAGTTATAACCACTACAATGGTGATGGTACACCTACTGGAACCGCTGCAGAGAGTGTGGTTATCCGCATTGTGAATGGTACTACTGAGACCTATCGTGAAACATTGAACAATATTGCAGACGGCACAACACGTCAGCTGATTATTCCAGCAGAGGTGCTTACAGCAGGTACTTGTGGTATTTATGTTCAGGCTACCATCATTGACGATGGCGGTAATGTGGTTCGCGCACAGGGTTACAAGAGTGTTCAGGTTGTGAATATCAGTCTTTCATCATTGTTCTCTCCTGCCAGCCAGCTTGCTCTTACTAATGGTTTCACCAATGAACAGACCATTGATATTACCTATACTATCACTGGTCCAAAGGGCAGTACCGTTTATCTCTATCTGGATGGTCAACAGACTGACAGCGCAACCATCAACACCAGTTCTACTACCGTTGGCCACTTCTATATCTTAGCGGAGAATCTGGCAGCAGGACGGCACAATTTGCAAGTGGTTGCTGAAAGTGACGGCTTGTTGAGCCATGTCATCTATATGGACTTGCTGAAAGCAGGCAGCACAGACCCATATCTCGGTTTGAAGATGACTCTTAATGCAGACAGCCTTGAAGATTTGCCGCTTGGATATAATAGCAACGGTGATGAAGAACCGCCAGTTATCAGCACAGAGCAGTTTACAGAGCTTGTCATGGACTTTGCTGCATGGCATAGCAATTCCGTAACTTCTCAGGTTGCTGTATTGGTAAACGGAACACAGACTCAGCTTCTCAGTGTTGACCGTACATTGCAGACACTTACCCAGCGATTCGATACTGCCGAAACTGCCACATTGCAGATTACGCTCGGTGATGAGGTAAGGGAATTATCAGTTATCGTATCAGCAGCAGAGGGCATTGATGAGCAAGAGGCCAGCGACTATGTGCTGAAACTCTCTGCCAATGGTCGAAGCAATCTGGAAAGTAACCCAGCTGAATGGGGCGGTGTGACCACATTCAAGAACATGGACTGGAATACTAATGGATGGTTGAAGAAAGACGGTGTTGATGTCCTTGCACTTTCCAATGGTGCATCTATAGACGTTGACTACCAGCCATTCGTGCTGACCAACGAATATTCTGTTGAGCGTACTGGTATGACAGTCGAAATGGAAATTATGATTAGCCAGGTTCTTCTTCGTGGAACCCGTGTTGTATCATGTCTGGACGGCTCTCCAGCACTCGGTTTTGACATTACATCAGAGGAAGCTAACCTGCACCTCGGACAAATGCAGAATATCGTTACTGCAGAAAAGGATGAGAATGACCAAACCATCATCATCCAGCGTGAACTTGGTGTGGCCATGAATATCGCTACTGATAAGTGGATGAAGGTAGCATTTGTCATCCAGCCCAGCGTGGACGGACAGCGCAAGACATTCCTTTTCATCAATGGTGTTCTTTCAAAGGCTAACCAGTATGAGCAAGGTCTTTCGTTTGTTCAGTCCAACCCAAAGAGCATTTCATTCAATAGTGACAAGGCTGATGTCTATATCCGCTCTATGCGTATCTACAGACGTGCTCTTAGCCATTCTGAGATTCTGAGTAACTATATCATTGACCGTCCTACAGCAGTAGAGATTCAGGCAAAGCACAACAGTAATGTCACATCAAGAGAGGGCAGCAATATGCCGGTTGACCCGACAACTCTGATCGAGAAAGGACGTGGTGTGCTGATTATCATTCGTTCTGATGATAGCGGCACTGGCCTAACTGATGTCTATACAGTCAACAACAAAAAGACAGACTTCAATGCAGACTATATCCACTTCTATTCGCCATTAGGACGTGACTATGATTTTGAGGCTTATAATGTCTATATCCGCATCCAGGGCACATCATCAGTGAAATATCCTTGGAAGAACATTCGTATCTATCTTACCAAAGGCCCAAAGACAGCGGAAAGGCCGTTCAAACTGGTCATCGGTGGTGAAGATGTCACCAGCAATGCCAAAGGATATGCTCTGAGAGGCAGTTCCAACAGTATCGTCCAGTCAGTTCTCTGTGCAAAAACCGACTTCGTGGATTCTTCTATGGTCCTGAATACTGGTGGTGCCATACTGTTTGATAATATAATGCGCTCCATGAACTTGCTGACACCTCCCCAGACACATGACGCTCGTGTTCGCCAAGCTGTTGACGGTATTCCTTGTGACATGTTCTGTGGAACCAGCTTGCAGGGAACGCTTACATATTATGGTCAGTTCAATCTCAATAACGAGAAGTCAAAGTCTGGAAAAATCTTCGGTATGGAGGGTGTAAGCGGCTTTACTCCTGATTGTCCTATTGCACTGGAAGCATTGGATAACGGCTCTCCAATGACATTGTTCCAAGCAGCTGGCAGTGCTGGTAGTTCTGCATTGGAAGATCAGCTTGAAGCGGAGTTCGATAAGGGCTTTGAGTTCAACTTCCCAGAAGATACATTCTACAGCCAGTCAAGTATTTCCGACCCACAAAAGGAAAGTGTTGCCAGCTACACACAGAAACAGGCAATTCGTCGTTGGTTGGGATGGCTGTATGATTGTTTTATGAGTACGGCTGGTGTTCAAGCTGGAACCATGTCTGCTGCTTCTCCTGATTACGGAACAAAAGACGGTTGGACTGATGCAAGCAAGGCAAAATGGGTCAGTGAAAAGTTCAAGTCTGAGGCAAGTCAATACTTCAATGTAAATCACCTGCTTTGTTATTACATCTTCACTGACTATCACGCATCTGTTGACCAGCGAGCCAAGAATATCCTGTGGCGTACATGGGATGGTTTGATTTGGTACTCTTGCTACTATGATGGTGATACCGCACACTCTCTCCGTAATGATGCTTTCATGGCTTACCTCTACAATATTACTCGTGACACATGGGATGATGAGCGTAACAAGTATGCTTTTGAGGGCCACAATAGCTGGTTGTGGTGTATGGTTCTCGCAAACTTTGAAGATGAGCTTCGTCAGCAAGCAGCCAACTTGCGTGGTACGATGACTCTCCAGGCTATGCTTACCATGTTCAACGAGACCATGATGGGCAACTGGAGTGAACGCCAGTATAACGAGAGTGGTATGCTGAAATATGTTGATACGATGGCCAGACAGAACTATGTATATACTCTGACTGGAAACCGTGAGGCACACCGTACCGCTTTCTTGACAGACCGCTCGGAACTTCTTGATGCACGTTATGCAACTGGTAGCTTCCAAGCTGACTATGTTGGTATTCGTGTCGGACGTGAAGTGGCTGATGCTGCCGACATCTTCAAGATTGTCAGCAACGACCTCTACTACTTTGGCTGGAAACTTAGCAATGGCTCATGGAGACAAGGACCACTTCGTGCAGAGCTTGATGAGGTTGTCAATCTCAGTATCACAAGCAAGCTCTCCAGTGCCAATGACCCGTTGGCCGTGTGTGGTGCAAGCCGCATGAAAGAAATGGATTTGACTGGTATGCACGGTCATTTAGCTGGTGACTTTGACCTTTCGCGCTGTGTAATGTTGTCTAAGCTGGTGGCCAACTCCAATAGCGGAGCTAACATCTTCAATGGTGTGATTATGTCTCTTGGTAATATTTCCAAGCTGGAGTATATCGACATCACAGGTCAGATTTCTATGGGTACTAACCAAGCCGGTACGTCTCTCGATGTTCAGAGACAGACCAAGTTGCAGACACTCCTTTGCGGTGGCACACACCTACAGCAAGTTCTTCTGCCACAAGGCGCACCGTTGACAACTTTGGTATTGCCTGATACTACCACCTATCTATCGCTTCGCTATCTGCCGAATCTGACGAGAAGTGGACTGACCATCCAGGGATTCTCCAATGTGCGTCAGTTCATCTTCTCTAACTGCCCGAAACTTGATTGGCAGGCTTTGCTTGCTGAATGTACCAATGTTGAGTATATCCGTGTCGAAGGTGTTACTGGTCGTGTCCGTGCTTCATTCTTGGAGCGTTATGTCGGCAAGAACGGTTATGATGCTGATGGCAACCCTGTCACATTCCCAGCTCTTACTGGTAAGGTGTTCTTGACTGAGGTAATCAGCAGTGAGCGTTTGCAGACCTTGCGTGATACTTTCCGCTATCTGGATATTGTTGAGTGTCAGTATTCTCAATACACATTCAATGATGAGGAAATCGACCCAGCCAATATCACCAATGAGGACAATCAGAGTGGTTACGGCTATCTCGATTCTGAAACCTATCCTGATGTAGCCGATGACCCACACAAGTATGCTCCCAGTGGACATATCTCTGTTATCCATGACCGCTGCCAGCCATGTGCAGGACTCATCAACCCTGTGACTGGTAAGATGCAGGTGACAAGGCTCTCTAAGTCGAACCTCAGTCAGACATATAATGGAGCCACATTCAATTTGACGGACCCCAATGGTGAAATGTACGACATCTTCTTGTATGTACCTCACTACTGGTACAAGGGTGTGAATGATTTCAAGAACGCTAAGAAGCACTTCTTCTTGTCAAGCAAGACAACCGTTCCTGATTCATCTGCTACCATCATTCGTCGTTACAACCTTGGTGACTGCCTGTATGAAGATGGTAAGGGCATTGACAACCGCATTGTGGAGATTGGCCAAAACATTGATGAGGTCACACTTTCAACGGCTACCAATTGTGCTATCTATCGTGCAACTGTTGAGGACATGAAACTGGTGAGATTCCCAGGCATGAAACACAGCTATTTCTCTTGTGCCTTTACAGACAAGAACGGAGAAATCATTGCTATGCACAACTTGACCATGCAGGATATATCGGTCAACGGTTCAATAGTCAACCCTGCTGACTTTGACAATGAGGCTGGTGATTACGACTTCCGTGAGGTTCCAGAAAATGCTAAGTACATTTACTTCACTTGCTTGAAGTCTCTTAGCAATGACCTGGAAATCATTACAGCCAACAGTTCTGAAATAGAGTGTATGGAGCCTGATTGGGTTGAGCATCTGCCAGAACTTATTGGTCTGTATAGTGGTTCTGCAACCGGCATTACAACTGGTGGTACACCTACGACTGGATTGCGTTCACTGAGTGGCAAGACAACTGCAAGAGGTAATGGAACATCTGTTTCAAGTACAGAATTTGCAGAGGGTAACAACGGTGAGCCTACAACATTGCCAACAACCAGTATCAATGGTACTGCCAGAGACTTCTTCAACCTCGCAAGATACCGCAATGTGCAGCACAATATTGCTGCTGGATCATACTCAACTGTTCCATTTGAGACATCAAAGAACATGGCCAACCTGTTTATGGCTTGGTTTGGCACTCGTGATGTTGAGGGTAAGGTTGGTCTTGGTGGTTCTTCCAGCTTTACAACTGGTGCCAGAAACTCAGTTGTGTCTGGTGACAGTCCTATCGCAAGTGGTCAGCCGAACAAGATGTGGTGGATTGAGGCTTGGACTGGTTCTGTTTATGAATGGACTGATAAGGGTTGCTTCAATGCTCCATCGTTCAGCAGATTCCTCAAAGACAAGCGTCCTGATGGTAGTGCCATTTCCATTCCATCCAATTATGTTGTTGATTACTGTTACAACATTCAGATGCAGGATGGCACAGAACGTAAGGTTAAGGCTGCTACGACGAATCAAGCGAGCAATGTTGCAAGAGTCAAGTTTGGTCGCTACTGTGATATAGTCGCATCTGCGTATGCAGGCGACTCAGTTTATGCGACGATGTACTCTTGCTATCAGTCCAGCAATTCGTCGCCCTCCCGTGTCCTCGGTCGTTCGCTCCACGGCGCGCTCGTGTA